GACTGAAAAAGAGGATCTTCAAAAAGCTTTAGTATATTTACAAAGAAGAATTGATTCATTATGATTTGGTTAAAGCCCATTATATTAATGTTTGGTATTAGCACACTAGCTTTCTTTTGGATAGTTATTAATGCTATGACAACACCAATATATAATAAGGTGTATGATATGTATCATGAAGATGAGAAAGGTAGGATCATTGCAAACTGGACTATAGGAGCAATGATTATAGTTTCTTTCTTATTAGGATATATGATAGGATAGCTTCTTCTTTAGTAATTCCTCTACCCTGTCAAAAGATCCTCAGTTATTCTGGGGATTTTTTTGTTATATCAGATTTATTTATTATATTATAATGTATACATTTAATATTTATAACCATGGACATTCTAAATTTTATTTCTTGGATTAAGGCGGGTCAATATAGAGCTACTCTTCCAACAGACGTTACTAACTTAATTGCAGTAGGTGCAAAAGATCCATCGCGTGATGATGGGTATCTTTCACTTTCTGTAAATGCTGCACCATTACAGTCATTGTATAATACAGCTAATGGTGCGCAGGCAACCCTTATTACTAACCCAGTAACTGTTAATGCATTAAATGGTGTTGTTACTACTGTATCATCAACTCTTGCTGGTGGTAGTAAAACATTTTTTACTGTAAATAACTCAAATGTACTTACTACATCTAAAGTGATTGTATCACTTGAATATGATGAAGCTGCTACGGGAATTCCAACTATATCAGTAGCTGATATTGCAGCTGGTTCCTTTAAAGTAGTTATTGCTAATGCTGCTGCTGCAACTCCACTTAACGCAGCAATGAGAGTACACTTCCTTATTATTGCATAATGCTTAATAATCTTACCAACTTATTTAATCTTATCAAATCCAGGATGGTGAAAACTGTCCTGGAAACTGATGATTTATTTGTAGTTGGTACAAGAGATAATAGATATGATGGTGGTTATAAACCTACCATTGCTACTTTAAGTGCTGTCGCTAATGCTGTGGCACCATTAATTCCGCCATCAGGTAATTTTGGACTATATGCTCAAACTGGTAATAGTATTCCAATAACTAACACTATAGTAGAAAGTACTTTAATAAATGGTGGAGTAGGAACATTATCAGTTCCAGCTAATGCTTTTCAAATAGGAGATAGTTTTAGAGCTATTTTTGGAGGAATTTTAAATGCTACTAATAATCAAACTATTAGAGTTAGAGTAAAAACAGGAAGTGTTATTTTACTAGATAGCGGTGCTCAACCAATTACTAATATTACAAATGATATATTTAGTTTAAACATAGACTTTACTATTAGACAACTTGGAACTGCTGGTGTAGCATCTATAGTAGCTCTAGGAGGATTTCATTACACAAAGACTTCAAATGCTACAGTACAAGGTTTTGCATTTAATACAGTAAATAGTACAACCTTCAATACCACAATTAATAATACCTTAGATGTTACTGTACAATGGGGTAGTGCTAATGCTGGTAACTCCATATATTCGGATATATTTATATTAAACAAAACATATTAATCATGTCAATAGGTAATTTAAAAGACTACGGCAATAAAGGGAATAATTTTCCTTGGCAATATAAAATGCTTCAAGGGCTAGATGCTCTTCTTTCTGCATTTTCCATTAGTGGAACATCATATCTTGCGCCAAAAGCAAAATCAATTGCTATTTTAAGACCAACCACAGCTGGTACAACATCAGCAACATTAAATAGTTTATCAATTGCTAATGTAGGTACTGCTAATGGTACAGTACAGGGTGTTACATTAAAACCTGGAGAAACAGTAAGTTTTGATGCAGGGGTCCTTAATAATACATTGCCAGTATTCAATTATAACGCAACAGGAACTGAGTTTTTAATTATTGCTGTTTTTTAGTATGGCCACTGATATAAATTTTATTAAAAGGCTTGGAATACCTAATGGTACAAATATCTTAATTGGGTTAATTCCTCCATTCATTAATAATTTTAAGGCTAGAGTAGCTGCAGATGGTGGAACATTTGAGGCAGAGGCTTGCTTGTTTAATCAATTAACAGCATTAAATAATATTGCAAGTGACCCAATGCAACCCTTAGTAGCGGCATTTAGATTAAGAGTAGTAACAGATGGCGGAGTAATGGAAGCAGAGACTTGCTTACTTAATCAATTAACATTTTTAAATAGTATAGTATGAGTTTATTAACTGACGCATCTTTATTAGTAACACCAAATGCTTACAAAGCTACTAAGTTATATTCTATAATTCCTACCAACGGAAACGGGGATTTTACTGTAACCAGAGCAACTATTGCTACACGTATAAATAGTGCAGGATTAATAGAAACTGTAGGTAATAACATTCCTCGCCTTGACTACTCACTTGGCAGTTGTCCTAACATTTTGCTTGAGCCGCAGAGGACTAATTTAGTATTCCCAAGTGCTACTTTAACAACTCAAACAATAACAGTTACAGCAGTGGCACATACTTTATCATTTTATGGTACAGGAACTGTTACTTTATCAGGAGTGGCTACTGGTACATTAGTAGGTACAGGAGTAAATAATAGGGTTACTCTAACTTTTACACCAACTGCAGGTAGCTTAACTTTGACAGTGTCAGGTAGCGTCACATTGGGTCAACTTGAAGCAGGCTCATACGCAACATCTTACATACCAACAACTTCTGCTACAGTTACAAGAAATTTAGACCAAATTCTTAGAAGCAATGTTTACACAAACAGCTTAATAACAGCAAGTGGTGGTACTTGGTTTGTGGATATAAGGAACAATATTCCTGTAGTTCGTGATTTATCAACAAGTGGAATTTTTCTAAATACAGGAGTTTTATCAACGGTTGGTAATGGATTTGTATTAAGAAATCCAGGAAGTAGTTTGTCAAGAATGGGAATATTTACAGTAGCTGGAGGTTTAAGTGCTAACCTTCATACTATAGCAACTGACAATGCTAAAGTTGCTTTTAAATGGAACGGTACAACTGCTGACATTTTTGTTAATGGAGTTAAGGTAGTAACTGCAACCCCATTTACTGCAACTACAATGGAAAACTTAATAGGAGAAGGTTCAAACCGAGCTATTCAGGTCAACTCAATGGCACTATTCCCATTTCCACTTACTGACACTCAGTGTATAGCCTTAACAACCTAATCATGAATATATTTAAGCTTACATTCGCAGACAAAGACCAAGCAGTATCTGACTTGGTAGCAAAGAACATTTTAGTACCTCAAGAGGAAGGTTACTCATACGGAGAAGGCGTACAGGCTGTTGTTGAGCTAGGCATCATCTGCTTAGACCCAACTGCTGAGCCACCTGTATATGCTAATGGTTATCATTATGATGTGATGTCAACAGAGATGTATAACTTCGGTGCTAATTTAGTAGAACCTGCAAATCCTAAACATGCTTTTGCCGGATACCCTATTACTGCAGAATATAGTCCTACAGAAGAGGAACCTATCTAAATTTTTAGTAAATTATACTATATGCTTAATAAGTCTAACATATCTCTATTACTACAAGTTGCTTTAGCTACTATGTGTATATTCTTACTCATGCGTAATCCTAAGCAAGTATATCCGGTAAGTACACAGAAGACTATTGAAACTAGAATTCAAGGTAAGGAAACTGTAATTAAGCAGCAAGGTAAAGCAATAGATAACAGCAAAGTTATTATTGATGAACTTAACCATGGTCTTTTTGATTTACAAGCAGAGCTAGAAAAGGTTAAAAACTCCAGAGATACTTTTAAAATTACCCAGATCCAGGATACAATGATCCATGTACTCTACCGTAGAGACAAAGAAAAGGATGCAATTATAGCTGCCCAGGATACCATTATAGTAGCACAGAGATATATTATAAACTCCCAGGATACTATTATCACAGCACAAGCTTTTGATATCAAGAAACTAAAGAGACAAAGAAACATCTCTTTCATATTGAATGGAATACTAACTACAGGATTAATTATTAAATGATGGAAATTTCACAGCTCATACAATGGGGACTGATTGCAGTTACAGGAGTTCTCGGGTACTTTCTCAGAATGATTCACACAGATGTAAGAAACAATACAGAAAGTCTCGGAAAACTAAAAGGAAAGATTGAACTTGTAGAACAAGAATCAAGATTAAAATATCAGGCAATTCAGGAACAGACTCAACTTGAGATTAAAAACTTGGCTAAGAGTGTTGCTGAATTATCTGATGCAGTTAAACAACTTATATTACAAAGATAATGGATACAACAGCAGTAGAGACAACAACACCAGACTTTGGTGTATTTGCACAACTAGGAGATTATGGTCCCCTAGGATTAGCAGTATTAGCCCTTGGCTATGTAGCTTGGATATTTATCAAGAGATATCTTGATGAAAACAAGAAGATGAAAGAAGAGCTTACAGAAAAGAAAGTAGTAAAAAGAAAAACTAGGAAGTAATGTCATTTGGTCCTTTTGAAGTATTAACACAGTATGGAGTACTAGGCTTTGCTGTCTTAGCACTGGGTTATTTATGCTGGATGTTTTTAAACAAACTTCTCAAGAGTGAGGAAGAGTTAAAAATAAAAGTAGAAGAGCTGGAAGGTGATTATAGAGATGAGCTTGAAAAGAAATTAGAAGAAAACACTGAAAGCTCAAAAAGCCTAAAAGAAACTATCTTATTGCTTTTTAATAAAAAGAGATGAGAACTAAATTATTTCTAATAGCGGGTGGTTTTATTCTACTTGTGATATTGCAAATATTCTCAAGTGGTCATGAGCACGTGGTTGTTGTAGATGATAATGTTCAGCTAACAGGACAAAATAAAAAACTCACTACATCAAATAAAAAACTAACTCACAGTGTTGGTAAGTTAAAAGCTGCAAACAAAGTGTTAGTAGAAGAAAAAACAAACCTACAAGAGATGGTCTCTGAAGTTATTGGAGACTTAGATAGTACTAAAGCTGTAGTAAAAGACATTAAAAAAGAATTAGAAAATGAAAAAGATATTGTTCGTAAGCAGTCTACTGGTAAGCAGTTTAACTTTGAGCCAATCACGCTACCCACTGAAGACGGTAATTAATGGTGACTCTGTAGTTATACTTACAAAAGGTCAAGCTGATACCATTAATAATATCTTTGACTCTCAGAAACAAAAGATTGCAGACGCAAAGCAATTGATTAGTTTTAAAGATTCATTGCTTAGATCCAAAGATTCATTGCTTAATATAGCTTATGCTCCTACAGCCCAATATGATTCACTGAATGCTAAATACATTAATACATTGATGTTCTTAGATTACGTAGAATCATGGGTGTATGATAGGGCAAAAGAGGGATCATTCTTGTATTACTCATATGACAGCACTTGCATTGAAGCAATAGACCTTTCAGATTATGAAGTAAGAAAAAATGATTACACAGGAGCCATATTTTTTTATAGAATAACTGATACTCCATTTATACACAAAAAGAAAAATGACTCTTTTAGAAAGGGATGGGAACAAGAAATAACAAGAACAAATAGACCAAAAATACATAAGTTATGAAAAAGTTTTTTAGAGAGTTAATCTCAGATGACAACAACATTAATGAACAAGCCTTTGTAGGTGTTGTATCATTTTTTGCAATGGTATTTGTATTATTAACAGATGTAATTACAGGAATAATAGGCAATGAGCTAATTATTAAAGAATTTATCTTTGATGGTTTTATGCTCCTTACTTTAGGTGCATTTGGTATTACAACTGCCGGACGCATCATGAGTTTAAAGAATAAGGCTAAAAAACAAGAAGAGCCTTCAGAAGAAGTAGTAGACTAACCATATAAAATAAACAAAATGCAACTAAGTAAAAATTTATCACTAGCAGAAGTAATGAGATCAGAAACTGCTAAAAGAAAAGGAGTGAGTAACATGCCTACAGAGGCACACATTGAGAACTTCAAATTATTGGCTGAGAAGGTGTTTCAACCAATCCGTGAGCACTTTGCTGTTCCAATTCATATTAGTTCAGGATACCGTTCCGCAGCCCTTAATAAAGCCATTGGTGGATCAGCTACATCACAACATTGCACAGGTGAAGCAATTGATATTGACATGGATGGCACAGCAATTACTAATGCCGCAATCTTTAACTACATCAAAGATAACTTAGAGTTTGACCAACTAATCTGGGAATTTGGTACAGATGCTAATCCTGATTGGGTGCATGTATCTTATGAGTCAACTGGTAAGCAACGCAAACAGATTCTTAAGGCTGTTAAAAAAGGCGGAGCTACCTCTTATGTCCCATACAAATAAGGACGTATGAAAGTTAGAAATGGTTGGAATAGTTATTCTAAACAATGGGATAAACTAGCAATTAAAGTAAGATTCTCTTTTATTGACATACTATCTATTGAGATAGATATATCTAGGGACTTCTACTTACTTACAGTATTAAACTTCACAATTAAAAATAGGTAATCATGATGCATAGTAAAAATCAAATGATCCGTTCTATGAAGAGCTATGAAACAGGTGGTGCTTCAGATGATTCTTGTATGGAAGAGTATACTGCTGCTGATGGTAAAAAGAGAAGAAGAAGAAAAAGTGGTTGTGGTAAAGTAACCAAGTATGGTAAACGCAGTATTCCTGAAGGAGTTAAAAAAGTAGCAAAAGGTATAGGAACTGCAGCATTAGGTGTAGGAGCTTATGTTAAAAGAGAAGCTATCAAAGCTTTTGCAAAAGATAAGTTAGGTATGAAAAAAGGTGGGACTGTAAAAAGAACTGCTAAGAAAAAGTAATCATACTTAAACTACTATGATCCAGGTACTTTCTGTGCCTGGATTTTTTATTTAAACAATATACATTTAAACTTATTTTGTATATTTGTGTAAACCAATAATTTAAATAACATGGAAAATACACAAGAAAAAGAGTTTACAGCTGAAGAATTAGCTGCTCAAAAAGAACAGATGCTTCAATTTTATACTGAGTCATTACCATATTTAGAAGCACAACTAAAATATGAGCAAACTCTTGCTGCTATTGATGAAGCAAGATTTAAAAGAACTAATATTCAGATGCAGTATGCAATGATGGCACAAGCTCAACAAGAAGTTGAAACAGATGAGGATGCTGATAAAGAACCAATTGAACCTGAACAAGGTAAGAAAAAGCTTAGAAAAGGATAGTCATGGCTTTAGTAAATCAAGTACAGAAAAAAGTAAAAATGCCTAAATGGGACATAGTTAAGTTCCAAATAGTAACTTATTGCTTTCTTAATAAAATTACTATTAATGAATCTGACTTGAATTGCCTTACACTTTTAAGCTTTAATCAACCTATTCAACTAACAGATTTTTGTTATGATGCATCTTCAGAAGAAGGATGGATTTTTAAATCTCCACAGACTGTAAGAAATGCAATTAATAAAGCTGAAAAACAAAATCTTGTAGTTAAGGATCCAGATAATAAAAAGCAAATTGTACTGAATCCAGATATAAAAATCCAAACAGAAGGTACAATTTTATTAGACTTTAAGTTTTTAGCAAATGATTCCCAAGAAGCCTAGTAAAATTTATAAAATAGTTTCAGAGGATTTAAACATACAAGAGAGTCTTGTAGAAGACGTAGTTCAGTTTTATTATAAAGAACTAAGATCAAAAATGTCAAGTCTTAGTCATACCAGAATAAATGTTGAAGGATTAGGCCATGTAATTGTAAAGTCTAAAATTGTAAAAAAAGCAATTACAAGATATGAGAAAGGACTAGTAAATCATGATACATCAACTTATAATGCCTATCATAATAAAAGAGCAATGGAAGAAAAACTTGTTCTTTTAAAAAATATTGCACAAAAGTTAGATACAGATTTAGCAGAAAGAAAACAATTTAACCAACTAAAAAATGAAAGCAGCACTAAAAGCAATTTGGGAGAATAAGACAGCTATTCTTGAAGGTATTAAGAACTCAGTAGTAAGAGATGAGTTTGTAGAAGATGTTGCAAGAATGAGATATGATGTTTGTGATCAATGTCCAAGCAAAGGCAAGAAGTGTGCAGTAAAGGGTACAGGTCCTTGTTGTAATGAATGTGGATGCTCATTAGCATTTAAGACTAGATCTCTTTCATCAGAATGTCCTCTTGGTAAGTGGCAAGCAATTGCTACAGAAGAAGAGGAAGATAAACTAGAACAATTATGAGCATAGTATTTAATGCAGATGATCACAGCTACAAAAGTGTAGATCCCAATGATGAAATTAAGTGGGTTAGTGTGACTACTCTACTATCTAGTCTTAAGAAACCTTTTGATGCTAAGAAAGTAGCAGAGAGAGTAAGCAAGAATAAGAAGTCTAAATGGTATGGTATTGATCCTAAAACCATTATTCAGATTTGGGATAATGAAGCTAACAGAGCTACAACTCTTGGTACATTCTATCATAACCAAAGAGAAGCTGACTTATGTTCACTTGCATCTATTGAAAGAGATGGTATTACTGTTCCTATATTTAAACCCTATGAACAACCCAATGGTTTAAAGATTGCTCCTTCACAAAAGCTTGATCCAGGCGTGTATCCAGAACATATGGTCTATCTTAAGTCAGCAGGCTTATGTGGCCAATCAGATTTAGTTGAAGTAGTCAATGGTAGAGTAAATATCATTGACTACAAAACTAATAAGGAGATTAAAACAGAATCATTTAAGAACTGGGAAGGTATGTCTGAAAAGATGCTTTCACCAGTAGATCATTTAGATGACTGTAACTTTAATCATTATGCTTTACAGTTAAGTATCTACATGTATATTATCTTAAAGCATAATCCTAAATTACAACCAGGAAAAATATTTATTCATCATATCACATTTGAAACAGCCGGAGAAGATCAATATGGGTATCCTATTGCTAAGTTAGATGAGAACGGAGAACCAAAAGTATTAGAAGTAATACCAATGCCAATACCATATCTTTATGATGAGGTAATCTCAGTTATTAATTATCTCAAGGATAATCCTTACATTATTAAAAAGAAGTAGTTATGATATTTTATGAAATAAGAGAAGTCAATCCTAATTATCCAGGCCGTGATAAGATATTAGCTTATAAAGGAACTATATTATTTAGATATAAAGGTAAGTTATTATGTTATCTTAAGCCTTTAAAGAATAAATCTAAGAGTTATGAAGATCCTAAAAATCCAGATGTATATTTACCAACTGGATTTATTGTCTGTAGAAATGATAGTCTATTGTATTATCAACATTATTTAGCTACAGGTTTTATAGACGGTTTAAAAAATATATTAGGTATAAAATCAAAACCAAAAACTGAAAATCCATTTACATGATTGTAAGATTATTTGATGTTCAGAATGGTAAAGTAATTCCTACTGAACATTGCTATACACTAAAGGCACTTAAAGATGTAATGGATAATTATCCAGATGATTATCTTAAAGTGTATCTCTATTTATTTTATATGACATGTCCTAATCCGGACATGAATCCTTTCTTTCATACTCCAGAAGTAGACAAAGAACATATTATCTTAAAAGAAATAGAAGCTGAATTTTCTACAGAAGATGATGATATACATACTGCTTTGTTATTTTGCCAAAGAATGTATGAAACTCCTACCTCTAGAGCATATAAAGGAATGGCATCTATGTTAGATAGATTAGCAAGATATATGGAAACAACAACCATTACTGCAGGAAGAGATGGGAATATTAATTCATTAGTAGCTGCAGCCAAAAACTTTGATCAGATTAGAGCATCATTTAAAGGGGTCTACAAAGATCTACAGGATGAGCAATCAAGTAAGGTACGCGGAGGCCAGGGGCTTGCATATGATAGTTAGTATGAAAACAATAATTCATGTAAACCAACATCAGATTAAGAGTAATGCAAAGAATAATACTCAAGATCCTGTTTTAACTTGTAAAACATATAAGTCTAATGATTATGCACATGAAGCGCTTATTCTTGATGATAATGGAAATGAAGTAGCACGGGTAGTTTATAGACCAGACAATCCACTTAGTTGTGGAGCTAAAGTTTGGATTGAAACTAACCATACTGTAAAATTGATTGTAAATGAGTGAAATTTATCAAGACATACCAACCTATGACAATGGAACATGGACAACAACAAGCTTTGAATCCAGAGAGGACTTCAGCAACTTCATATTGGGGGTTTTCAAAGAACCCGGTAAGTACGGATTCAACAATACAACTAATCAGGTATTTATATCTGAGTCAAGAAAGTTTAGAGATACAGGAGTATATTGCACAGCCCCATTCAAATCTAAAGACTTCATATCCTATTGGGATGATCAAAAACAAAAATGCCGGAAAGGAATAATTGTAAAGGATACAACTAACACATGGTTTCTTGCAAGAGAATACTACATGTGGTTAAACTTTCTACCAATCTTTGATAAGGAACAACAAAAGTTTGACTTTGCCAAGATTAGGGATGCTCAGTATCATATGGCTCTCTATGAGTTGTTATCTGAGTTAAACTACAAGCATGCGGCTATTCTTAAGAAACGTCAGATTGCATCCTCTTACTATCATATGGGTAAGTTTATAAACCAGCAATGGTTTGAAGCAGGGGTAACACTAAAGATAGGTGCCAGTCTCAAAGATTATATCAATGAGAAAGGATCCTGGAAATTCTTACAGGAATACGCAGCCTTCTTAAATGAGCATACAGCATGGTATAGACCTATGTCTCCAGACAAGGTAATGATGTGGCAACAGAAGATTGAGGTAAGAAAAGGAGATAGAAAAACAGAAGTTGGTCTCAAAGGTACTATACAAGGTATGTCATTTGAGAAAGATCCAACAAATGGTGTAGGGGGTCCGGTAAAATACTTCTTTCATGAGGAAGCAGGAATTGCACCTAAGATGGATAAGACATATGAGTACATGCGCCCAGCCATGCGCTCAGGTATGGTTACTACAGGTATGTTCATTGCAGCAGGATCTGTAGGTGACTTGTCTCAGTGTAATCCATTAAGGGAAATGATTCTTAATCCTACATCTAAGGATATTTATGCTGTAGAAACTAATCTTATAGATAATAAAGGAACTGTAGGTTTGTCAGGTTTGTTTATTCCTGAGCAATGGTCTATGCCCCCATACATTGATGACTATGGTAATTCACTTGTTGAAGAAGCACTAGAAGCTTTAGAAAAACAATTTGAACAATGGAAAAAAGAAAATTCTCCTGAAGATTATCAGTTAAGAATTTCTCAGCACCCAAGAAACATTCAAGAAGCTTTTGCACATAGATCTGTATCAGTTTTTCCTACTCACTTAGTAGCAGCACAGAGCAGAAGAATTGAAGAGAAAGAATATGCATATGAATACTTAGATATATTCACAGATGAGAATGGTAAAGTAGCAGTAAAGCATACAGATAAACAACCAATTAAAGAATTTCCAATAAGTAAGAAAACAGAAGATAAAACTGGAGTACTTGTTGTATGGGAAAGACCAATTAAAGATCCTACTTTTGGACAGTACTATGCTTCTATTGACCCGGTTTCAGAGGGTAAAACTACAACATCAGAATCTCTCTGTTCTATTTATATTATGAAAGCTCCTGTAGAAGTTACTAAAATAACAGCAGGAGAAACAGAAACATATATTGAACCAGATAAGATTGTAGCTGCATGGTGTGGTAGATTTGATGATATTAATAAAACTCATCAGAGACTAGAGTTAATTATAGAATGGTATAATGCTTGGACACTAATTGAGAATAACATCTCATTATTTATCCAGTATATGATATCAAGAAAGAAACAAAGATATCTGGTACCTAAGAGTCAGATCATGTTCTTGAAAGACTTAGGTGCAAATGCTAACGTATTCCAGGAGTATGGTTGGAAAAATACAGGCATACTCTTTAAAGCTCACTTATTAAGTTATGCTATTGAATACTGTAAAGAAGAGTTAGATGTAGAGACTAAACCGGATGGCACCATTGTAAAGACAAAATATGGTATAGAACGTATTCCAGATCCAATGCTACTTAAAGAAATGCAAGAATATGCAGATGGAGTCAACGTGGATAGACTTGTATCCTTTGCTGCAATAGTTGCATTCATGAGAATACAGCATGCTAACAGGGGTTATTCTAAGAGAGTTATCATGGATGATGCTTCTAAAAACTTGCAAAAGTCAGATAATTTGTTTAAATTAAATAGAAGCCCGTTCCGTCATATGGGGCGGGGTGGTTCAGTATTAAATGGAGGTTCTCATAGATCTGCATTTAAAAATATTAAATAAGAGATATGCAAATATATAACGCCCTTCAGTTAAAAAAAGGAGCCAAAGCTGAATACAACAGATTGGGTAGTATTACTCAGCCCTTGCAATTTATTCCAAATAAAGAAAAGGATGATGAATGGGCTGCATGGAATCTTGACTGGTTAGAGTGGCAAGGATTAAGACAGATCCGTAGAAATGCCCGCAGACTAATGAAGAATTATAAACTTGCAAAAGGTATTATTGATAGAACTGATTACATAGTAGAAGAGAATAATGAATACAGAGATATAGTAGAAACCCTAGTAACAGATGAGTTGTCTGCACTAGAATTAAAGTTCTATCCTATTATTCCAAATGTTATTAATGTTCTTGTAGCTGAATTTGCTAAGCGCTCTACTAAACTTACCTATAGAGCTGTAGATGATTATTCCTATAATGAACTATTAGAACAAAAGAGATCAGCTATTGAAGAAGTATTACTTCAAAATGCTGCTATAAAAATACAAGCTAAACTTTTAGAATCCGGACTAGATCCAAATTCTGAAGAAGCACAACAACAATTGTCTACTGAAAATCTTAAAACATTGCCTGAGATTGAAGGCTATTTTAAGAAAGATTATAGATCCATGATTGAAGAATGGGCTACCCATCAGCATAAAGTAGATGTTGAAAGATTCAAAATGGATGAACTAGAGGAAAGAGCCTTTAGAGATTCACTTATCACAGATAGAGAGTTCTGGCATTTTCACATGATGGAGGATGATTATCAAGTAGAACTTTGGAATCCAGTTATTTGCTTTTATCATAAATCTCCAGATGCAAGATATATATCACAAGCCAACTGGGTAGGTAAAACAGATATGCTTACAGCTGCAGATGTAATTGATAAGTATGGTTATCTAATGAATGATGAACAGTTACAAGCATTAGAAGCTATTTATCCAATTAGATCAGCTGGCTATAATGTAGGGGGTTACCAAAATGATGGTACATTCTATGATGCAACTAAGTCACATGAATGGAATACTAATATGCCATCTCTTGCATATAGACAATATACATCAGCAATGGCTGGAAGTGTATATGATGGAGGAGATATTGTAAAACAAATTCTTTCAGAAGGTGAAGACTACATTGATAATGGTGTAGCATATTTATTGAGAGTTACTACATGTTACTGGAAATCTCAACGTAAGGTTGGACATCTTACTAAGATTGAAGAAAATGGTGAAGTAATAACAGATATTGTAGATGAAAACTATAAGGTAACTGTTAAGCCGCAATATGATACAAGACTCTTTAAAAATAAAACTAAAGAGAATCTTGTTTATGGAGAACATGTAGATTGGATCTGGATTAATGAAGTCTGGGGTGGTGTAAAAATTGGCCCTAATATTCCAAGTTATTGGGGTATGAATAATCCAGGTGGATTAACTCCTATGTATATTGGTGTTAATAGACAAAAGATTGGACCACTTAAATTCCAATTTAAAGGTGACTCAAGTCTCTATGGTTGCAAACTTCCAGTAGAAGGAGCAATATTCTCAGATAGAAATACTAAGTCTACAGCACTTATTGATTTAATGAAGCCATATCAGATTGGATACAATATTGTAAACAATCAGATTGCAGACATCTTAGTAGATGAATTAGGTACAATCATTATGCTTGATCAGAATACTTTGCCTAAACACTCTCTTGGAGAAGACTGGGGTAAAGGAAACTATGCTAAAGCATATGTTGCAATGAAGAACTTCCAGATGTTACCATTGGATACTTCTATTACAAATACTGAGAATGCATTAAACTTCCAGCATTTCCAAAAACTTGATCTATCTCAGACAGAGAGATTAATGTCAAGGATACAATTAGCTAATCACTTTAAGCAACAAGCATATGAAGTAATTGGTGTAAATCCACAAAGGATGGGACAACAGTTATCTCAGATGACTGCTACAGGCGTAGAACAAGCTGCTGCAGCCTCTTACGCACAGACAGAGGTGTTCTTTATCCAACACTGTGATTATCTAATGCCTAGAGTACACCAAATGCGTACAGATCTAGCGCAGTATTATCATTCAACCAATCCTTCTGTAAGATTATCATATATGACTACAGCAGATGAAAATATTAATTTTCAAATGAATGGTACAGATCTCTTAATGAGAGACTTGAATATTTTTACTACAACTACTGCAAATCATAGAGCTGTTCTTGAACAACTTAAATCTATGGCTCTTCAAAACAATACTACTGGAGCATCTATCTATGATCTTGGTAAGGTTGTACAATCTGACTCTATTGCACAACTTAACAATGCACTTAAAGCATCTGAAGATAAACAACAGCAGATGAAACAGCAAGAAATGCAACAAGCTCAGCAACTACAAGAACAACAACTGCAAGCTCAACAACAAATGGAGAAAATGAAGATTGATGCTCAAATGGCTGAAAAAGAAAAAGATAGACAAAGAGATATCTTAGTTGCTGAAATTAGAGCTGCAGGTATGGGGTCAATGGTAGATGTCAATCAGAACATGATGAATGACTATAAAGATGCCATGACTGAAATTAAACAGACTGAACAATATCAACAACAGACTCAATTACAAAGAGAAAAAGAAACAAATAGAAATGTTCAGCAAGATAAAAAGAACCAAATAGAGCGTGAAAAATTACAGGTTCAAAGAGAAATAGCAGATAAACAACTTGAAGTTGCAAGGGAAAACAAGAATAAATATGATATGAAAAATAATAAAGAACAGTAGTTAGCTATATAAGGCTGTTTTTTTACATTGAGTATTTTAAATTTCAAAAGTTTATTACTATATTATTATATAATTAAAACCAACAAAGATGCCAGAACCAACAAAAAATCCTGAAGAAGATCAGGTATTAGACACTACAACGGTAGGTCAAGTAGATGTAAACATTGATGAGTTATTTGGAATGCCTGGAGCAGAAAGTGTAATGCTACCACAAGACCAAGAAACTGAAAAGCCAAAATCTGTATTTACTAAAGATACAGTGGACGTAACGTTCTTTGACAAGACTGATAATAAAACAGAAGATACTCCTGAAAAAAAGGTTGAAGTTGAAGAAGCAATCAATGAACTTAATGATCTAATTTCTCAAGAAGAAGAAACTGGAAACAAAGGAAGACCAAAAGTAGATAAGTCTGGTCTTTCTGAGTTAGCAGCTAAAATGATTGAGGAAGGTACACTTATTCCTTTTGATGATGATAAACCATTAGAAGAGTACACTACTAAAGATTTCCGTGAGTTATTTGAAGCTAACTTCCAAGAAAGAGAGAATAAAATAAGAGAAGATACTCCAAGAGAGTTTTTCCAATCTCTTCCAGAAGAACTTCAATATGCTGCTAAATATGTAGCTGATGGTGGAACAGACCTTAAAGGTTTATTTAGAACTCTTGCTCAAGTAGAAGAAACAAGACAACTAGATCCTACAGATGACTATGATCAAGCAGAGATTGCAAGACAATATCTTTATGCAACCAACTTTGGTACAGCAGAAGAAATTGAATCTGAAATTGAAGACTGGGCAGATATGGGTAAACTAGAGCAAAAAGCTCAACAGTTTAAACCGAAGTTGGATAAAATGCAAGAGACACTTATTGCAAAACAGTTAGCTGATCAAGAACAAAGAAAAGCACAACAAGCAGAAGCTGCCAAACTTTATACAGACAGTGTTTATAATACACTTTCTACAAGTGAATTAAGTGGTGTTAAACTTGATAGAAAAACTCAAAGCTTACTTTACTCTGGATTAGTTCAACCAAGTTACCCATCTATTTCAGGTAAACCAACTAATCTATTAGGGCATCTTCTTGAAAAATATCAGTTTGTAGAACCAAGACATGATCTTATTGCAGAAGCTCTTTGGTTGCTTGCAGATCCAGATGGTTATAAAACTAAAATTAAAGACCAAGGTAGTAAAGCAGCTGTAGAAAAAACAGTAAGACAATTGAAAACAGAAGAAGCTAGAAAAATTACTTCATCTGCACAAGATGAACCAGATGATTCTAGAAGACCAAATAGATCACAACAAAGAACCCTCTCTAGACCAAATAATTTGTTCAAGAGATTTTAATTAGTAACAATTTAAATTAATATAATAAAATGGCAACTCCAGTTTTAAACAATGGTATATTCCTTAGGGATACCGCTTACAACGCAAGTTCCCATGTGGATTCTTACCACTTGGTGAACATGCTGAAAGATGCTGAACCAATGGATCTTGGTCCAGTGGATCTATGGGCTATGGCTCAAAAGGTAGAAATGCCTCTTTATCAAATGTCATCATTTGGTGGTAAAAATGTTATCAATGTAGATAATGCACGTGGGGAATACAGATGGCAGACTCCTGTCTCTATTGACCTACCTTACATCATTGAGGATATTGAACCAGACAATGAGTTCAAAGGTATTGAAGGTACTACTTTCCGTATCAAATTAAACCGCAGAGAGTTTGGACATGGTGATATCATCACTTATGACAAATACAATGGTGTTGAGATGTACATCACAACTGAAGACATTCTTCCTATTGGTGATGGTTTCATCTATACTGTACAGTTGGTAAACAATGACAACTACAAATACATGGATAACAAGTATTTGGCTAATGGTACAAAAGTATTCCGTAAAGGTTCTGCAAGAGGTGAGTATGGTGAGAGATTCTCTGACATTGTTACTAACACAGGTTTCCGTGAATTCTACAACTTTGTAGGTGGTGCTGAAGCTCATGTTCACTACTCTATCTCTAGCCGTGCTGACTTGATGATCAAAGGTGGTATGAATGCAGATGGTACAGTTCCTGTAACTGAGATCTGGAGAACATTTGACAAAAACATTGACCCATCTATTGCTTCTTTGGAAGACATGGTGAAGGTAATGGGTAAAGATAAAGTTAAGAAAGCATTTGACAATGGTGACTTGTCACGTACATTCTTAACTAATATGGAAGCTGCTCACTTGAGCAAAATTGCAACTGACATTGAAACATACCTCATGTGGGGTCATGGTGGTAGAGTACGTCAGGATGGTCCAGATGATGTTAGATTGTCTGTGGGTCTTTGGAGACAGTTGGATAACTCATTCAAAAGAGTATACAACAAAAATAACTTCACACTTGACTTGTTCCGTTCTGAGATCTACAACTTCTTCAATGGTAAAGTTGAATTCCAAGGTCCAGATCCAAAACGTAGCTTAGTTGTACAAACTGGTATGGGTGGTA